GTGTAAACCTTAAACTCACCGTTCCTCACCGCAGTAATGGTGGTGTTAGCAACAGCACCATTACCAGGAGCAAAGTTCAGATTAGAAGAAACAGGCGTCTTACCCGCACCATTCCACAACGTCAAAAACCCAGGAGCCTCCTGCTCCGTCGCAGTAGCAGTCACATGAATCGCTGACGCCGACTTCAAATCTTTCGGCAGCTTAATAACTCGTGCCTCACCGACCTTCAGTTTCCCAGCCTTCTCAGTACGAGAATCGTAGATGCGGGCGGGGGTTGCAAGAATTTTCATGTCAATATCGTTTCCAAGTTCAATAATCGGTTCGGGTAAAGGATCAGGGGCTGTGTTGCCAGTCGCCAGCATGCAGTCGCCACGGAACTTGTCCATGTCCCACAACGCGCCACCAGCGGCGTAACGACTATTGCCCGCTGGATCGTACTTCCTTGAGGTCCATTCAAAGTGGGCGACAATGTCACCCCAGTTAAGACCGAGCTTCGTGACCAGAATGTGGCACAGACGGACGTAAGCGTCCTGCTGTGCCACAGGCCAATGCTCGCCAGTACCCGCATTAGCAGCCTCAATAGACAGCATGTAACGGTTGCCCGCATCCTGCGGGATCGTGCCCTTAGAAGTCTTGTACGGGCCACCCTTACCTTGAGTGTTCGTGGCCCCAGCACACATCACGGTCACTTGCCCGTCGCGTGCCAGATACAAAGCGCCTATCGGACGGGCCGAGTTGCCCGTGTTGTACAACATGTAGTTGATGTCGTTTTTCGGTGACGTGTTGGAAGCAGTGTGGTGGACACCAATGCCCCAAACGGCGTCATAGCCACCGCTGGAACGTGAACGTGTCTGCCAACCTGGTTCTTCGACAACGTTCATTCCACCTTCGCGCAGCCAATCGGCCATGTTCAACAACCAAACAGCACCCATCAGGCAGGCACCTCAAGCTTGTCGCCATACAACGCCTTCAACGCCTCCAACGGCGAATCAGCAGCATCAAAAACTGCTTTCACCTCATCAAGGCGATCCCAGTCAACAACTGGATCGCCGTCAGCGAAATGTTCGTTAGCGTCAGCGAAACGACTGAAATCGCCAGTATCGCGACCAAACAGCCGTAAAAAGAAATCTTTCATACCTTTAGGCATTTTTGTCCCGCTTCTCAGAATGCTCAATCCTTATCTTGATGCCCTTGAACGACACATACGCAGCCAGCAACGCCGCAGCCCCAGCCAAAATTTCGCCCTCAAAACTCACTGGGCATCCTCCTTCCGCTGCCGACGCCGCTCCGACTCGCGTTCCGCATCACCAAGCTGCTTCACAGGAGCACCAGTCAAAACGTTCAAAAGCTTTTGCAACTGCTTGTCCTGCGCACGCTCATTGCCGTACTCGCCTCCACCAACATCAACACCCAACAGCCCCTGAGCAGTACCAGACGGAGTGAACACAGACTCAACCCCATACAACAAACGTTCCAACGCCTTCTGCTGGAAATCCTTCTCCGAATAATTACCGTACTGGTCGCGCTCCTGATCGTAGAAAGCCTTATCACCACGGAACCCCGAATGATTGAAAGCAATCTCCAAAGGTTTCGTAACCAGCGGATTACCCGAAGACAACAAACCATCAACAATCGGAATGCCCTCGTCACCATCCCCCGTGAACGCCATAATGTCCTGCATCAAATTGTTGTGCTGCAAATCAGGCGCAAACACCAAATCCTTATCATTATCCCCAAACCAAGAGAACGGCGTAACAATAGCCTTAGCGTCCTTCAAATACTTCGGCAAAAAGTCGTCAGCACCCTCCTCGTCACTCGCAAAATTGTTCATGAAATGGTTATAGACACTATACGCCTTCGGTTTACGCCACATCTGCTCAACCTGCAACGGCAAGTTACGAGACATGAACGTCCAAAACGGGACAACCCGTTTCATCTTCTTATCAAAATTAGACAAATCCGAATAATCGAAATGAAGACGAGTGACACGACTCGCAGCATCCGACATCGAACCACCCCTCAACGTCGTATCCAACGCAGCAGCCAAACGCACAGGACCCTCAACAAAATCCTCACCAAACGCACGCGACTTACGCAAGAAAGCGTTATCCGAAACAGCGTTCCGCGCCCGAGTCAAACCAGACCCAATCTCGGAAACAGAATGCTTTCCGCCAGCACCCGACGCAAACACCCCAGCAAACGCGTCACGAACCTGAGCAGCATCCTTGCCCTTATAGCTGTTTAAAAAGTTTTCAGGATCATCAGCATAAGCACGCCACAACTTCAGCGCCCGAACCACATTCTTCGCAGACACATCATCCGAGAAATTCATGAACGTAGCACCCATCCAGTTACGGACATGGAAACCAGGAGTCGCAGTCGCATAAGACTTGAAGAAACGGGTGCCAGCATCCAGCCACTTCACCTCACTATCCAACTCCGTCTGCCTCATAAAATTCGTCAAACGAGAATACAACTCGGCATCAATCGGAGCACCGTCCACATCTGGATACAACTCCGACCGCATCCGAACAAACCCGTCACGCAAACCCCGCTGCATACCCAAATTTAAACCGCCAGGCTTCCCAGCAGCCCCACGCTTCGCAGCATCATAAACCTCAAAAATGTCGTCGCCACTCTGACGTAGCCGCTCCATCTTCGTAGTAAGCTTCATCCAATCGTCATACAAATGCGCCGCAGCAACCAAATCCATATCCATAGGATTCTTCGCAGCCTCATCCAACAAAGCGCCATACTCAACAAGACGCTCAGAAAGCTGATCGTCCGTAATCACGCCACTCTTCTTAGCGTCCTGCCCCAACCGAAAAGACAACCTGTTCTTAATCTCCTTCAAAGCCTTCTGACGGCCAGTCAAATACGTTAAAGTCTCCTCCACAGAATCAGCCTTAGCCATCTTCACTGTGGTCGCCGCATCAAACTGTTGCAGCCGTGCAGTTTCAGTCCGACCTATAACCCGAACAACGTTCTCGCGGGCGGACAGGCTTTCATTCGCCTTCCCGACGCGGGCATCCAACTCGTCACCGAGTTTGATGCTCGCTTCCATCGCCCGATCAGCGACACGCTGAGTTTCGGCAGGAAGATCATTTAAAATGCGTTCAATCTCAGACAACTCGTCCGAGCGCTGCTTGTCCGCCACTCGGTTCGCCCGACGCCGCCGCGCAGAACGACCCGTAGACCGCTCCAACATGTCATTGTAAGTAGCGCGAGCAGACTCAGCAAGAACTTGAGTCTCACGCATAGTGGACGCAGCACCAAGCATCCGATCACGCATCGCATCCAACTCGCCAGCACGAACAGTCAAACCCTCAAGCTCGTCAAGCAACACCGCCGCCCTCGCGTCACGGCCGACCTGAGCGTTCCTCGCAGAAGAATAAGCTTCGTTGCGCAAACGCAAGCGTGTTGCAGGATCAATCTGACGAACAAGTTCCTTGTACTGTCCGAACTTTGCTCGCTCAACGAGTTCGTCAGGCAACGCATCCCACTTCTTCGATCCAATGCGCCGCAACTCCGACTCGCCGCCCAACATTTCCGCAGCCTGCGTATGGGTCAAATCGTCAAAGCCCGTGATCCACTTGCCACCCACACCCCTGCGTTTCTCCAACCGCATCTCAGGGTTCGCCTTCACAGCTTTCTTCCAGTTGTCCTTAAAACGGCTACGAACAGTGTCACGCAAGCCCTGCGGGGTTTCAAAAATGGCATCCTTAATCCACTTGAGAGTCCCGCCGCTTGCTCTCACTTCCTGCGCCGTGGTGTGAAACAGTAAAATGTTTCCAATAACCCCGTCAGGAGCGGCCCGAAAAAGAATGTCATCCGTAATGCCGTAACCTTTTTCAACAGTGGTTTTGTAAACCGCCTTGATGCTACGAAGGTCCGCTTCGGCTTGAGCCAACTCGTTTTTCAACTTAATGACCCGTGGAGCATCAGGAGTCAGCCCGTTCAATACCCGATCAGTTTGCAACGCACGCGCATTCGACAAGCGCTCCCCTGCCGACTCCGTCTTGTACGGCGTCAGGAACGCATCCTCAACCCACGAAGTGTCATCCGAAACCAGCCCGATTTCATCGGCGTACTCTGGTGAACTTAAAGACCCCTGCCGCTTCTCGAAAGCCCGCTGCCTGGCACGCTCGGCAGCGTCCTCAGCAGCGCCCTCTGCCAGCAACACCGAGTTCGGATCCGACTTGATTATGTCATCGCCGCCAGCCCGATCAGCAACATCTTCATATCTTGCCAAATAGTCGTCAAGATCGTCAACGCCCCGATCAGGGTCAGTTGACTTAAAAACTGCATCCGCAACATCAAAAGGCTTTTCGATACGCTCAATGGAAACGTACTCGCCCAACTCTTTGTCGTACCGTCGCCCGTCAAGGAACTCTACTTCTTCCTTCGACAAAGCATCGCCGTTGTCCCTCCGACGGCGCAGCACCTTAAGCTTGTCCTGCTCCTCCTCGTAGTCAGTGAGAAGTTTCTTCCCACCAGCCTTCACGCCGCCAAGCTTGTCGTTCTCTAAACGAACCTCGTATTTGAGGCGGTCAACTTTAGCTTGCGCTTCAGTAACACCTCCGCGCAACCCCTTGACGTGCTGCGCAAGAAATTCGGCTTCCTCGTCGTCCACAGGAGCGAGGGACCGCAACTCTTTGCCCCGCGAATTTTTGGTAGATGCCATCACTTTCGGCATCGTCATCTCAGGCACGTCATCAGTGAGCCGCAAAAGCTCCTCTTCGATCTCCTTCACCCGCGCAGCGACTTCCCTCGGGTCCGTCATCGTCTTCGGGTCACGGCGCTTCTCCCAGGCGAAGTCAACGATTTCTCGTTGAATTCGACCGTGCTGTTCGATCCGTTTCACTTTCTCCAAAATGGGAAGCAACTCGGCAGCCGACGATCCAGACCGTTCAACTTGCGGAGATGGGGCCATTTCGTCGTCATACACCTTGGTGTCAATGCCGCGCCGAACGGGTTTCGTTGCCCCAAGTTTCTCGTCCCTGAACTTGCTGGAGTTCGCCAACGTCCTCTGAAGAGAATTTCTTTTATCAACCGCTGCGGCCAGCGCCGCTGTTTTTTCGCCAAGATCCTTCACCCCAGCGGCGTACTCTTCGTCGTAAGGAGTCTTAGGACTTGCGACCTCATCTTTAATAGACCGCTCAACCTTGTCGAGCATGTCTTTAAGCGATTCCAGCTCTTTATACCTGTCGGCAATATCGTCCTCCAGCTTCGCGGCAGTCAAGCTGAACGGCCCGTAATCCCATTGCGGCTCAGGAGTGCCATCAGGTGACGCCAACCATGCTTCCATCTTCTTTTCGTTCGACGCCGTCGCCGCATCAGGCAAATCGTTTAACATGCGAGTCGTGGCAGCAGAAAGCTGTTTCTGAGTATCAGCAATTTTCCCTGTGACCTCGTCCTTTAAAACCACCACATCTAACGCATCATCCAACACCTTCGACTCGGCAAGCTGCCTGACACGGGCGTTCCCCGCCTTGAGATCGCCAGCAAAAACTTCAAGCTCCTGCAACGTTTTATCTGTCTCAGCCTGAGACAATTTTTTGCCGAAACGATCCGCCCCAGTTTCAATAGCCGCCTCACGCGCAGCGATATCATCTGTGATGTCAAGCACCTTAAGCTTGGCTAAAGCAAGTTCGCGGTCCTGCTTCAACCTTCTTGTCTTAGAAGGCGTCAGAAGACCAACAAAAGCTTCATCGTCAGAGATTTTCCAACCGCCCAAGATTTGGCGTTTGGCGTTCGCCTTAAACTCGTCAGCCTGCGCGAAGGCGGCGTCAATGTTTTCAATTCTGGCTTCAAGGTCAAAACGTCCCGCAGGAAGCTCGTCGGTCATATTGAAAATTTGACGCTGCGAAATGTCTTCCAAATCGGCTTTAAGGCTCGCCAACTCAAAGACGCTGAATGCCTGTTCCTCGGCAGTCTCAATATGTACGGGCCGACGCGCCAATTTGCCTCTCAGCGAACGTCGACTTTTCCGAAGCCTCGCAAGCCTTGCACGCGACGCCTCATCGTTAGCGCTGTCCGCCAGCCAATCAGCCTGACGCCTGCCAATCTCGTCAAGATTCGCCTCGGATTCTTTCACTGCAACTCTCAACGTCCCAGGCAACCCAGGTGTGCGCATCGTCTGATCGACCAGGTCGGCGGTGTACCCCATCGCGGTCGCCGCTGAAGCGGAAATGCGCCCACCATCCTGGCCCTTCAACCCAGTCATCCGAATTCGTTGGAATTCGTCTGGCGTACCAACCAACGCATCCTGAATCTTGATGGCCTCCTGAAGATTGCCCGCCCACAACTCTTCCTGAACCCGAGTGTCCAACGCATCCAGGCTCGCATCGCCCATCAACGCATCGCGGCGAGCCTTCCTCATAGCAGCAGTCTCAGGACCAATAATGCGCGACCCCTCATCAAGCTCCCGATCAATAGCCTCCCCGTAACGGCGCTCCAACTGCTCCACCGTGGGCGAATCAATCGGAGCCAAATCGCGATACACAGGAGCCTGAAAATCAATGACACCATCCTCAGCCGCCTGATAAGCCAGCAAAGAAATCATGTCAGGAGAATCAGCAGCCTCCTCCAACCCCTCAGCAACAGCCAACTGTGCAGCAACAGCATTCTCCAACTTTTCCGTCCACTCAAGCTGCGCCTGAGCTTCAAACAGCTTTTCATCAATCGCCGCCCTACGGTCGTTCGCCTGCTCAGTCAACAAAGCGTGACGCTTCTCCAAAGCCGCCTTCTTCTGCCCACTCAACCCAGCGCCCCAATCAGAAGCATCCTGCTGCATCTTCAACGCCGAAACAGACTGTTCGGCTTCCGCAACCTCACGCTCCGCAACAGCCACCATCGACGCAAACCGCTGCTTCATCTCACCGAACCGCTGGGCAATCTTCGCTCGGTCACCTTCCGCGCTAGTAAGCTCCTTGCGGATGACCTTGAGGTCATCCTGCAACTCTTTAACCTCGCTACCAGCCTTACGCAGCACGTCATCAGCAGACTTATGCAACGCTTCAGCAACCCCCTGAGACAGATCCCAAGCCTCCTTCTGCATCACAGCAAGCTGTTCGTCGCGACGAATCAGTTCGCCGCCCAACAACTTGCGCATATCCTCGTTCTTTGTTGCCGTGTGAGCCGTAGCCACCATCTCCGTCGAATACGCATCCAGATCGCCAATGTCGCCACGCGCAACAGCGCCCTTCAACATGTCAACAGCGGCAACAGAATCAGCAATCTCGCCCACATACCGATCCATCAGACGGGCAGCATCATTCTCCATGAACTTGATGCCGCCAGCCTCCACCCCAAACGCCTTCTGAAACTGCTTCTCAATATCGTCAATCGTCCCAGTCTCAAACTCCAACAGTTCACCATGAACCTCAATTTTTGAGCCAGCAACAATCTTCCTCTTCTTTGTGGCCGCAGCACCGTCAGTAAGGTCGCCCATCATGACGTAAGCATCAGGCTTATTTTTACTCAACCACTCCGCAGCTTCCTTCGTGAATCGGTGAGGCATATAAGTCTCACCGAGATCACCAATCTTCACATCATTACTTTCAGCAAAAAGACGAAGTTTATTTTTGAAAGCAACAAGCTGCTTCGCCTCAGTCGGCAAATCGCTGACAATACGAAGACCCGCATCATCAACCGTGGCGTTCTCAATAATCTGAGTAACACCCTTCAAAGTTTTATCCGACCACCCCAAAGCCATGTCTTGCGCTTCGCGACCGTAAACGTTTCTATGGTAGTTAGAAGAAGAACGGTAACTCTTGGTGTTCTGCAAAAACTTTGCCGCCCCCGCAGGAGTCCAACTGTCAATAGTCCGACCAGTCTGAACAGCACGCTTCGCAGCCGCCTCACCAACACGGCCAGCGTTACGGAACTTCCCAGCCCGACCAAACGTGTTGTCACGCGCCAAAGCAAACGCCTGCTCAGTTTTGCGACCCAACGGTGTCGTCAAAGGAATCTTAAAAGAACCTTCGCCAACACCAAAATAGATGCCAGCATCCTTAACGTTCAACTGTTTACGAACCGCTTTCGACTGAAAAGCTGGCCCATAACGAGACACCGACGTAATAATGTCATCAGACATGCCAAGCTCGGCAGCCTTCAACGCCAACGATGAACGCCCGCCCTTGCCGACAGCCTGAACGCTCTTGACAGCACCACCGCCAATATAAGTGAACGGTGACAAGGCAACGTCGCCCACAAACCCGACAGCACGGTTCACCCACTTGTTGTCAGTAACGTCACCGCCCATCAGCTTCCCGAACCCGTAATCGGGATCGGAAAGCTTGTCCCAGTTACTTTGCTTACCGAACTCGTTTTTCGTGCCGTCAGCATTCAATTGCGACTGAAACTCGTCCGCACCACCAAAAACGCCACTGACGGCTTCCGAAATTTCTTCGGCAGCAAGCATGCCAAGATTGTCAACCCAATCAAGTTTCTCTACAGCACCACCGAGAACAGTTCCCAACCCGTTCTTCAACATGTTTCCGAAACCGCCAGCAGAAACGCCACCGCCACCATCATCGAAACTCAAACCAGCAGCAGCTTTCAACGCAGCCGTACGCTCAGGTCCAGTCAAACTGTCAGGAATTGCCGCAAACTGCTCTGGCGACAACGGCGCAGGAGCAGGCGGAGGCGGAGGCGGAGGGGGCGGTCCACCGTACAAACTGCCACCGCCAGGACGCGGTGCATTCAAAAAACTGTTACGCCCCTGCGAGTCACGAATTGCCATATATAAAGGCCTTTTTGTCCCTAGCCGCGTGGCAGACCGAGGAAGCGGTCCAAAATTTGTTGCTTCTGAATATTGTTTGAACCCCTAGCTTGAGCAATCGCTCTTTCTTCAATATCCAGCTTCATCGCATTCCACACGGAGTCGCGTTTCGCATCAAAATATTTTTGATCCTGCTGCTCCTTGCGTTTGCTGCGGCCCCCAGCAGTCTGTTCATACATTTTCTTCTGGTAATCCCAGTCCGCAACCTTTCCGACATGGCTGCGTTTATCGCGAGGATCACCCCTCCAGCTTTCACGGTCGGGAGTACCATCCTGCTGTTCGGGTGCGGGATTCGGCGCGCTGCCTCCCCCGCCAAACATCGACCAGTTCATCGGGTTAAGACTGCCAAACAACTCGCCCCGCTGACCAATCATGCCAGCACCATCACCATGATCGGGTGGCGGCGCATAACTGTCGCCACCGCTGAACATGCCAGCAATAGCAGGACCGACACTGCCAAGGAACTCGCCCTCTTGCCCCCACATGCCTCCACCGCCACCGTGGGGTTCCCGAAGCTCCCCAGTAGTCGCCTCAGGAGTCCCAGGAGCCTGAGAAGCCAAGAAAGCCTCCAAAGCGCCCTGATGCGGATTCGACCCCGCAAAACGGTCCTCGTCCTCAACAGAAGCATCCTGCCGTGCCTGAAGACGTTCAAACTCCTGCTGAGAA